GCTCGGCATATAACCAGTTCCATCATCAATGAGCGTCTTGACAGTAATCAGTTTTTGTTCATCCGTCATGTTATCACCTTTACGCTTGGGGAGGGATTAACCCTCCCCTTTATCTTTGGGTTTTGCCGTCCGCTTGGCCTTCTCGGCCTTTGCTTCCGGCTTTACTTCCTTCGGCTCATCATCGAGGATGCCCACAGTGATGCTGCCGTCAGGATTCTTGCGAACTGCCATATCAAGTGCCGGACGGAGCAGACACGAAAATGCCATTCGTCTTGCTGGCCTTGACCCAAGCATCGTGGTAGATGCGGTAGTTCAGCTTCCAAGCATCGGCCTCCTGGTTGACCTCCGGGGAGAAGATGCGCGGAATGTTGTGCTTGACGAGCTGCATCACGGCAGTCGGGTGGACGATCATGTAGTTCATGGTCTGACCGCCAGCGGTGAAGCCGCCAGCGCCATCAGAGGTGGTGGGGGCGTTGATGGTGACAGAGGTGTGGAATCTGCCGGAGGGAACGGTGATGACCTGCATATCGTTGTACATCTCGACATTGTAGTTCACATTGTCATCGCGGTTCATAACCATGCGGGTCACGCCACCCTTAATCAGCTTGTAGGTATTCGGGGTGACGAACAGGATACGACCCTCATAGGGGACTTCCTTGTCATCGAGGACGGCGGTCGCGCCGTCAATGGAAGCGATGGTAGCGGCAGAGGCAGACAGAGTCTCAGTGACCTTGTTCGTGCCAGTGGCGGCGGCGGCGTACTTGGCGAAACGATAAGCGTCAATTTCGGGGATGACCTCAGTGCGCTCAAACTCGCCGAGCAGAGTGCCAAACGCCATGCCAAGCGTCTCATCGTTGTCCATGACATCGACCATGAAGGAACGCCCACGATCCTGAGTAATCTCATAGGGTTCCCAAGCGCCGTCCACATCGCCGGGAACAAAGCCAGCGTTGCGGGAGTAGGAAGACAGGCCAACGGGGTCGGCGTTGTACAGATAGGCGGTCTTCATGCCATCAAAACGGATGCGCTCGGACAGGGTGTCCAGAATAGCGGTCTTAGAACCAGCCTTATAAATCTCGTCCAGAATGGGGAGGTATCTGCTGGCAAGCGCGATAGAGTTCGCCACGGGGGCGGTAACAGTAGTAGCCATTTGCTTTTTTCTCCTTTGTTTTATTTTCGGGGAGGCAGTCCGAAGTAATAGCGGAGTTTATCGTCCGCTTGCTTCTCTGCCTGTTGCGTGGTCGGAGGAGCGCCGGGAGTCAAGGTTGGTTGCTTGTTCAGCGCCGCTGCCTCAAGTTCCTTTTGCTTTGCCTCCAAAAAATCTTGCTGACACGCCATGATTGCGGCGGCATCGTTGTCAGCCATAGCCTCTGCCGCCCGGAGTGCGAGATCCTTGTCATAACCAAGAGCAAGACACTGTGCGAGATAACCGCTCACGGTCTTGTCTCTGCGGAGCGTCCGCAGTTCGTCTTCAACTGCCTGTTCGTGTTCCTTGCGCTCGGCCTCGGCTCTTTCAGCCTCAGTCTGCTTTTCACGCAAAGCATTTTTCCATTTTGCGGCATCCGAATTAGCATTCGACAGTGCGGTCTTGAGCTTCTTGACTTCCTCAGACTCGTCAGCCTTGGGAACTTCAAACTCATACTCTTCAAGCGCCGCCAGTTTCTCTTCTGCGGACATCTCTGCGTAGCCAGAGATCGCGGTGGTATCAATCTTCATGTCTTTCTCCTTGCGATTAAGGTCTTCCCTGACCATCAGTTTGCGATTTAAGACTTCCCTGTCTATTTCGTGCGATTAAAGTCTTCCCTGACTTATATGTAAAGCTTATTGCTTACTCTTCATCGCCATCATGGTGTTCCACGATGAACGTAGTATTAGCGGCGGCGGCATCAGCCAGCCCTTCGCCAATGATGTACGCTACCACAGCCGCTCCTTGCATGATGAGGCCAGATACGACCTCGGCTTTCTCAGCATCGCCGCCGAATGCCACGATGCACCCGGAGACGAACAGCGCGATAGCCGCCCAGAACTTGCGGCTCGTCAGTTTGCGTTTCCAATCGATATTCATGTTCAGCCCTTCTCCTTGTACAAAGTCTTAATGTCATTCTTGATGACTGCAATGTCCGTGCTGATCTCCGCAAACCTCTTGGCGTAGCCATTATGCTCATCCAATCGCCGTTCGACCCCGGACAGCCTGTCATCAAGTCTTGCATCCCTCACAGCATCGTCCACTTTCCTCTTCTCGTTTTGACTGCGTGAGATAAGCCATTGCCCGACTACTGCACACAAGCCAGTAATCAGAGCGATCAATACACCTTCGCTCACTCTCTCACCGCCTCTCAAGAAGCTTTTGCCAAGTAGCCTCGCCCACAATGCCGTCACGCTCAAGGCCGTTGCGGATTTGAAAGTTGCGGACAGCCGCGAGAGTTGCTACTCCGAACTCTCCATCGACCCCGCAAGAGCCGAGGGAGTATTTCTGGTAGTGAAGGATTCCTTGCAGAGCCGCGACAGCGTTTCCGCCCATGCCATTGGTGAGTACGGGAAGTTCCACCGTCACAGTGCCGAGCCTCGGAGCGTCAGGGTCTTTAGGCTTCTCATCAGTTTCCGCTTTCTCGGTAGCGGCGGCATCCCAGTCTGGTCTTCCGTATCCTGCGATGTTTGCCGCTCCTATAGCATATGCGCGTTTCGCCACGGAGTCGGAACTGTTCCCCTCGATGGTGTAAACCACGCCGCCAGACACACTCTCCACGATGCCCTGATGGTTAATCGCGCCGTTGGCGAAAAAGAAAATCACATCCCCAGCTTCGGGGTATTGGGAGAACGCGCCATGTTCCTTGAAAAACTGTGCGGATCTCCAACAAGCCGCAGAGCCATCTCCGATAGGTTGATAGGTCATTGCGGCGGCTGTTTCAAGGCCGAAGCAGTGGATGAATGCGGCATCCGTGAATAGGTCGCACCACGGCTGGTTTTGGGCATCCCATCCATACAGTTGAACAAGCCTCTTGTCCTCGGCGTATTTGTTGTAGTTATTTGTCCCCTCTTGGTAGCCAACTTGCTCGGCTACCCACTGGAGGAGTCTGTCCTTTGCATCTTGGACAGTCATAGGCATCATTCCTCAATTTCTTTGATAAGGCGAACCGTGTTTTCATAGTTCCCGTGGAACGACCCGGCGAACCGATGACGGAATACCCTCGCTTGGATCGTGAAAGCAGTCTGGTCTTGGTCTATCAGCGCGGCGTTTGCCGTGGACATATATGTGGTGCTACAACGGGCAGTCACTTTAGGGGTCTTCACTGTAACAGTAGGGTTATTAGATTTGTTATTGTTAAAGGTTGCCGCAGTTAGCGTGAAGTAAAAACCGTAGGAAGTTGCCCAAGTATAAGTGATTGTGCCTGTCGTAGCGCCGTAGTAGCGGAGGAACGTACCAGTTGCCAACGAGGAACACACGTTGCCGTTGAAGTCTTCCGCGCCGATGTTCGCCCAAGTCGATGGGCGCTTATAAAGCGATTGCACCTGACTCGACACGGCGAACACAGGGAGCGCCTTCTGAACCGCAGAAGCGTCAACAACAATCGGCATCGTGCAGTCCCATAGGAGGAAATACTCCCAATCGTCCATGTCTTCCGCGACAAACGTGCCAACAGTCTGCGTGGCGAGAATGTCTTTTGCCGTGGTAGACGGAGTCCAACTTGCGAACAATGTCTCGGACAATTTCTTCGTCAGCGGGTCGAATGTCTTGAACAACTCAGCGTCCGCGCCCATCCACGAATAGGTGTCTTCCATATCATAGAAAGACGCATTGCCGCCGCCCGTTTTAGGAATCACAATTGAAGGAACAGTCTGGAACTCTGCCCCCGCAATCGTGATGTCAGGGTGAGCCATAATGCCACCTCCTGTCAGGAGATGGTAAGCACCTTGGTCGTGCTATCCTGAGAGATGTTCGCGGCGGTAGCCTGACCAACGACCTTGCCGTTAGCGCCATACGCCGTGTAGCCGGAAAGAATGTTTGCCGCCTGTGCGGTTGCATCGCTCGTCTCATAGAACGTAGCGTTCCCGCCGCCAGCCGCGAGAGGGATATTCACATACGGAACGGAGTTATAACTCGCACCGTTGATGATGACATTTTTTGCCATACTTCAAACTCCTTACGAAACAGTTAGGAACGATCCGTTCCAAGTAATTAGCCCGTAGTTTTGCGGTATAGGATTGATTGTCACAGCCCTCGACATCCGCATCCCGGCAGTGTCAAGGGTCTGCGTCTCGGCAGACGGAGTGACTTCGTACTCTCCAACATAGGTCTGAACATCGACATACTCTTTTGCGACAGGAGTGCCGAGGGTCACACCCATAGTCGCGGCATCAATATCAACCGATACCGTCTGCGGCTTAAACGTAGCTGTGAGTTTCACGCCTTATCCACCACCGTTAAACCAGCAGATGGGATGATGTTGCACATGAAATTGCCGCTCTGATACCAGTCAAGGCGATAGACATATGATCCGACAGGAAGCAGTTCGCTCTCTTCCTCCGT